TCTTACACCTCTTACCCCTCACAACTCTCTACACTCACTAAAGTATTTCTTTGATGCGTTCTGCTACTGCGTGAACCACGTCTACAGTCACTGCGTTCCCACACATTTTGTATCGTTGGGTGTTGCTGACTGGTTTAATTTCACCATCGTAAACTCCTAGTGCTGTATGGTTGTCCGGAAATCCTTGTAATCGTTCACATTCTATTGGTGTTAGTCTTCTTATGCGGTAGGTAGGAGTCTCTTTAATCTTTACCTCTTGAGCAAGTGTTAAGGTAGGTGCTAATCCTTCGGTATTGTAAACTCGTTCTGCTTGGTCATACTTACCATCTTGCTCTACAAATTCAGTTACTTGAGCATCGTATTCCGTAGTAGTAATTTCAAGCAATGCTTTTAAGTCATTCCAAAGCTCTGCCTCTGGTATACTAAACCCTCCCTTATCTTTTCTAAACCAATGTTCTACTTTAGTTATAGGCTGATTTAAATACTCTGCTATTTCTTTGTTGCTCTTGTTTTTGTGTGAGCGGAGCAAATCTTGTAACCCTTCAATATCTACGTTATGCTTACGAACCCAAACCTTTTGCTTCACTATCTCGTAGTTAGGCTGCACTACACCTTGACTACAACTCGTATCAAGTGTATTAGCCTTGCCCTTACCTACTCTACCTCTACGAGTTTTGCTACCTGGTTGTGACAAGTTTATGCTATCCCCTTCTGTTGCTTCTTCGTAGCCCTTTGCCGTTGCGTTTACTACTTTAAGGCAAGCCATGTCAGAGTGATTTCCCCCACTGTTACCAGCTCCTCCGGTTAATGTTGGTGCAATGTCATCAGATACTTTTGTGCCGTTGCGTTTGTACACTTCAAAGGTGCTTTCAGTTTTAACTACATCCCAATTATGTTTGGGGTCATAGTAGCTTGTTCCCGATGCTCTTATTGTAGGGTTAATTGTATTTCCTCTGATATCAGTTGCTGACGTATATGTTTCTTTAATGAATGTAGGGTCAGCCGATGTGTATGCGCTTATCGTTGGTGAATGTCCCTGATCGCTATACACCTTACCTTGCTGACCACCGGTGCCACGATGCCCTACCGGTTTACTTGCCTCTTTTATTTTACTCCATTGGCCAGTATTCTGGACATCACATCTTCCGATAGGAAAAACTCCTTTCCAATTTCGCTTGGTTTTTGCAGAATATCCGACAAGGTAGATGCGCTCTCTATTTTGGGGCGTCCTTGGAAACCACGATGTATTAAGCAGTTGCCATTCAAGTCTATAGCCCCCAATGTTGGCAAACGCTTGGAGGATTGCCGCAAAGTCTTCGCCAGCGTTGCTGCTGAAAGTTCCTTTAACATTCTCCCAGATAAATACTCCTGGTCCACACTCTTCAATGAGTCGAATTGCTTCAAGGATAAGGCTTGATCTGTCCCCTCCCATTCCCTTACGTTTTCCAGCAAGGCTGAAATCTTGACAAGGACTTCCAAAGGTGATGATGTCAATTTTGGGTAATTGTTCTCCTCGAACATCTGTAACTGATCCGACATATTCTGCATCTTTAAATTGATTTTTATATACTGCTATTGCGTGTTTATCTACTTCACTAAAGTAGCTCTTGACTTTGTACCCAGCTCTTTCTAGGCCCATATGAAATCCTCCTATACCGGAAAACAAGTCTAATTGATTAATCCTCTTTTTCATATTGTAATTGATTTAAATGAACTTAACTCTGGTGTTATTGTGTTGCCTTGTAGCTTACCGGACAGTTGTGCTATCTCCTGGTAGTATACTTTACCTGGTGTGATGTGAAGGACGTATGCAAACTTCCATATCCCACCACTCTTGTAATTGTCAAGTATTGCAAGCTCCCGTGCTGTTATTACTTCTTGCTTTGTGGTGATTACCACTGCTAACTTAATACCGTCTGCTACTAGTGTGTAGTCTACGTGTTGTTGATCACCATCAACTTCTTTCTTTGTTCCTGGTGCTAGTTTTGCCCAGGAGTGAATTGCTTTGATCTCTCGCTCTAATGATTGCTGCATTGATACATTGGTATTTATTAAACTCTCTTACTCCTTTGACCTGGTTGTTCTTTGCTTTGTTTACACGCAGTACAACTGTTTTTTTGACCTCATACCTTGTTAGGTAAGCTATTTTGTTGTAGCCAGTAACTACTGCAATGATGTCGTAATCATTATCATAGGGTACATACCCACCAATTACTTGTCTTCTCATTGTAAGCTCGACCTTGCCTTTGTATGTTGTTCTGTATTTCACCTGGACTCTAAAACGCATTGTGCCTTTGGTTACAAGGATATCATAGGGGCAATTATGAGTCACCGGCATATGGGGCTGAAATCCGTGTCGCAATAGGTCTGCAACAATTAAGTGTTCACCCATTGCCCCTATGTATGATCTATAATCCTTGTTCATGCTTTATGGCTTGCAACACTTCTTCCCAATACTCTTCTTCCCAGCGATCATACCTGGCATATTGTAGGCATTGGATTGCTTGTACTTGTGCGTACCTACCGTGCTGTTCAATCATCAGGAGTGCTTTGCGCTTGGTGTCTTTGAGTATTCTCACTTGTCAGTGTTTACCAGGAGGCGATCTATTTTCTCTGGATCAAGATCACGTACTGCACGTAGCAGTTTACGCTCTTCAATCCTGGCTTGTTTGTAGGCTGTTTTACCGCTATCTGAACCTAGGTTTTGGTACATCTTGGCGCATCGATGTAGCACCTCATCAATCAGCAGCTTGTGATCTGCATTGTTACTGTAACTCATTTGCTCTCAATTTAATTGTATTGTCAATGTGGTATTCTTCTCGTACTGTTTCGTAGAGGTTATCGGCCAGGCGTTTGGCTTCTTTTGCTGTCATGCCGTTTACTGCTTCATTCCATTCGGGAAATGAGTTGCACAGTAATCCATTGTCACCGTGTACAATCAGCTCTTTGTAGGGTGTTGTGTTTGATGCGATCAATGCACATCCAGTGAAGCCAGCTTCAATTGCTTTGAGGTTACTCTTGCATTTATGAAACAGTCCGGATTGTAGTGGTGCAAGTGAGACGTTGAAGTTTTCGTAGAGCTTACCATAGTTGTGTAGGCTTAACGGCAGTGATACATCGTCAGCGTGCAGCAGCTTATCGTACCCTTCAATGTTTGTTGTGTAGGTGTAGTGTTTGCTCCAATCAACACCCATCTTCTTAACATCCTTTGTATGTCCCTTTGCACCGGTGTATCCAAATCGTACTCCTGATCCAAAGTTCTTGTTCATGCTCCACGACCCTTCTTCTGGGTCAATAGCATTTGGAATAAGTGTGTATGTAAGCTTTGGGTTTATCTTCTTTGCTTGCTTATAGATTAGCTTGTTTGGTGTCCAAAGGTGATCAGCAATCTTAATTGCATTCTCTATAGCTCTACGAATGCTGTGCTTTATGTTGTGGTTTTGTTCGTATGCTTCGTACGCTGGGTTATCTGTAGGCAGCACCCAATAGTCATCAACATCTACGATAACCTTGATGTCGTTCTCCTTGAGCAGCATACCTATGGTTTGGTATCCTTCAGGAGTCAGCTGTAAGTGTCTACTGAATATAAATCTATCGACCTTGGATAGGTCCATGTGTAAGAGATCCATTACATCATCAATGATGTGTACCGGAGCAAGTCCTTTTGTTGCAATCTTGCCAATAGGTATTACCAGTCTGTGGTAGTTAATCCCTTGCCAATCACTTACCAGAATAATGTTCATTGTTCTCTGCTACTGCTGTTTTAATTAAATCTAATTCACTGCGGATCTCTTTGATGGAATCCGTTATTGTTTTGCGGACCATCTCCTCATTGGTTTGAGGGTGTCCTTTTATAGTGTGTAGCTTTTCGTATAGTGCCTGGCTTACATCAACCACTCGTGATGTGGCTTTAAAGTAAAGATCGGACAGTTGTTCTTGAGTCATGACTGGTTAAGGATTTGTATTACAGCATTCACTTGTTCCTGGTTACGTGGTAGGAACAGCTGATAATCTCCCATGCCGTTCTCATTGAGGTGATGCAGAAACAATTTCCAACGTATTGGAAAGGTATGTTGACTGGGAACAAAGCCTTTTGTTTCAATAACAAACTTGTGCTTGGAGCTGAAAAAATCCGGTGTGTACTTCAAAGGGTGAACCTTTTTAGCCTGGTAGCTTTGCATTGCTTTTGACTTTGGTACGCTCTTGTAGTAGACTCCTTCGTACTTTGATCCAGGTAGCAGTTCAAACGTCTTGCCTTCGTAAGTAAAATCGTATCCAGATTCTTTCAGCTTGCCATAACAATATGCTTCAAGTCCACTGGCAAACGTGATGCCATCGATAGTCTTTTTCTTACTGTTTACTGCGCCTTTTTTCTTACCAGCCATCCTCAAAGTTAAATAAACAAAACTGTTAAAAAGCTATGTCGTATGTAGAACTTATTGACACTTGAGTAATAGGTGTACCATGATCAATTGGATCGTAAATGTCTGGGCCATTGAGACATCTGAATCCAGTGCCGTCACTGTTCATCCTAAAAAGCATTGGGCTGTCCAGGCTTGTTGGTGATCCACCTAATTCTGTTGTACGCACCTTACGCATATGGAATTCAACCATCCTTCTTTCCTCTGGTGTTGGGGCTTGGATCTTTCTATGTACCGTGGCTACGCAATCTGCAACGTTCACATTCTTACCGCCACCTTCTGTATCTTCAGCGTATGGTGCAGTTGGTAATCCATCTGGTCCTTTTCTACGCTGGGCTTCTGTCATTGCGTGCATATTAATCCACACGGCAATGTCTTTGGCTACACTAAATGTTAATAACTCACGTAGTGCCTGGTAATGATAATCGTGTGTGCTTATGATTCCGTTACCGGATGCGCTGACCTTGAGACTGTTGTATGGATCAATGAAGATGCCGTCAATCTTTTTGGTTTGCATAGTTTTCTTTGCCATCAGGATCAGGTCAGTATAACTGTACACCTCATGATTTGAAATCAGCGTAAAGTGTTTACTCACCCACTTGTATGCTTCTTTTCTCTCTCCTGGCTGCATTGCAGTAAGTGGACGATCAAGATAGAACTCCATCAGTCGCACTTTTACCATTGCTGTTTTATTCTCACTGGAGTATACCAACCATTTCCAACCGTGCTTTGCACTCGCCACTATCATCAAGTAAAGCATAAAGGTGGTCTTACCAACGTTACTATGGCCCATTCCGATGAACATCTCTTTCTTAAACCTGAAGTGCTTATCGATATTCTCATTACCAGTCTTCAGTCCTTCCGGTATTCTTCCTTCTGCAAACTCCACCATGTAGTGGTAATCATCGTCATCAGAACTGATAAAGGACAGATCCATTTCATCCAGCTCTATGGATTTCATGGCATCACTCTCTTGCTCAATGACCTCTCGTATTGGTAGGTTCTTTCCGTGTGATATACCGTCCTGGATTGTTACTTTGGCATTCTCCAGGGACTCAATATCTTTCTTGCTGATCTCACGAAGCAACACTCTGTACGCTTCTTCTTCTTCTATCTTACCAGCTGCGATGTATCCTCCCACCAATGTTGCAGCCTTTAGCAACGCATGGTGCTTTTCCCCATCTTCTGCCAGGCGAATAATACGAGCTGCAATATTCAGCTTACGGTAATCCGTCCCTTTGTCCAGGGCATTAATCTTTTGCTTTTCTACCTGATCTATTAATACACCAGCATAGGGTTCAGCATCCAGGTTAATTACCAGCTCTGGATCATACGATTCAAAGCAAGCTCTGGACTCATTCTTACCGGAGACATCGAGGTTGAGGCCGTAGTTTTTATTGAAGTAATTTATTAGAGCATTGAACTGATCACGATGCTTGTCTGGGAACTTTAATGGTACAATAGCTTTCAGACCATTACCACTTGGCGATACCCAAATTGCAGCAATGTATTTATCTTCTGCAAGCTGCCTCTTTACCTGAAGTGTATCTTCAAGCTTATCAAAATCCAAGATCGTAAGACCGTTATGCTCCATAAGCGCATCATCAGCTCTCCTGGCAAACTGTCCTGACCAACATACAACTGGTAGTTTAGTTTTGTCTGAACGTCCAGCTCGTACGTCCTCAATAATAGATCTGCTCTTCCCTTTCTGGATACGTTGTAGTGCGAGTCCAACTGTCCGTATTATCGGTTCTTCCTTCTGATATATTGTTTGAAACAGTGTTATCTTTTTGTCCAGTAGATTCATGTAAGGCGATTTTAAGTAAAATTAAGTAACCAATAAGGTCTTTGACGGTGTCTTCTGTGCTGTCGTTGATGCCACGGTTTTTGATACGCATCAGCTTGTCATCAATCCTACTGCATAAATTCTCTACCGCAGTTCCTTTTGCAAATATGTTTGCCGGTTCTAAAGCACTATTTCCGTACGCCTTGTTCTTTTCTACTAACAGATCTATCACCTCCTGGCCTACTAATCTGATTTGCTCTTCTCTTGTCATATATCTCTCTTTTTAATATTTCTTCTTGCCACTCTTGCAGCTGTTTGTCATCGTTCCAAAAAACTTGGCTCATGGTAAAATGTGTAAGACCAGATTTCCACTGGATCTTTGATTTGAATTAGTAAATGGTTTTGTATCTCGTATGTTGGAGCTTTCATTCTCATTGTGGTTTTGTCATCCCGGTATCTCAACGCTCCCAATGGAAAAAAGCTGCCTTGATCTAACAGTTCCTCTTTAGATATAACACCACAAACAAAGAACACGTTGGTTGATTTATTGATGGAGCAAAATACATAAATCTGGGCATCTAAATCTTTTTGAAAAGCAATAAAGTTATTTACGTATGTAGGTTTAGGATCTACAGTTCTACCCATTGTTTTGACATCTACTTTTACTCCGTTCATCTCCAGGTCATATCCATGATCGTAACCAGGCACAAATTTAGGCTGTAGACCTATGATCAATCGCAACATATTTTCTCCCAGTAAGCCAGTGTATTGCTGTGCTTTTGTTCCGTTAGACATATGGCGTTGCCCCATGTTGTTCTCCTGGAGAAAATCCCAAGTCTGTTTCTTTAACCAATCCGGTATATCCTTGCTGATCATTGCTCTTTCTTCATTTTCCAATACAAGTAACCGTTCCAGGCTACAACTAAAACAATACAAATAATCCAATCAATCACTTTCTGTTCCATTATCGGTTAAGTCTCGGTTCATTAAGTCTATGATTGTGTCTTTCATTACATCATTATGTGCCATCCTTTTCTCATTTCTTTTCTTTATTAGTGAGGTACATAAACATTACACTTACAAGCAAAGTGATTATTATTAGCTCTTTCATCTCTCTTTGGTATTAAAGGTTTACGCCCATTTTTTTTAAAGGTTTCTAATTTGCGCCCATTATTATTGGTTTACGCCCATTTTTAAAGTTGTCAAGCATCTTGTGCAGTTTACTTGACATAGTGTTCTATTAAAGACACAAAACACTATCGTTCTGTATCATTAATGGTTTCTAATTTCTCAAGCGTATCCTTCAGTATCACATTCCAAGTCCACTTGTCCTTGTCAGCGTTCCAAAGTTTCTCGTACATATCAAGTAGTATCTCTCTATTTGTCATTTTGATTCTTTTTATTGTAAGGCTTTACCCTTACTTTGTGTACCATATCGTAAGGTTTTACCCTTACTTTGTGACAATTTAAGGTTCATCGTTGTGAGGATTTGCGATGTGAAGCTGCATTAGGATTAATATCAAAATGTTCCCCAAACGGATCTGTGTTTCTGGTCTTTTCCACTATCACTCGCAG